AGTTGCAAATGTATCATCATCTAGAACTGCTGTACCTGTGATGCTTGTATTTATAACAACACTTGTAAAAGTATTATCTGCTGTTATATCTATACCAGTTGTAATCCATGCACTATTAGCTTCATTTCTTATTTTTAAAAGATTGTTTGCTGTATCAATCCATAACTGGTTTGCAAATGTAGTAGCAGGTGATGTATCACCGCTATTAGTTGATGCAATAGCAGATAAAGCATCATTTAAATCTGACCTAAAATCTGCACCTGATTGATTTGCTATGTTGTAATCATGTTGTGCCATATTTATACCTATATTGTTATATTAGTTTACTATACTAAAAATTTATTTCTACTTTTTTTAGTAACCTACTTGCATTAATGTTAGTCTAGTACCACCTACAATTGTCTCTATTGTATCTGTACCTGTTTGTTTTGCTTTTATTTCAAATGTATCGCCACTATTTACACTAATAACTGTTGTTGCCGAACCTGTACTTGCACCTCTATTATTTTGCCTGTTATACATTTTTACTACTGTACCTGTAACTGCTGCACCATTTTTATATAATTGTGCTTCACTTTCACATCTTGTGCCACCTAATGTAGTTTCTGTGACTATGTCCATAGTAATTAAAAAATCACCTGTCCTATTAACAGTCACTACATTGCTAGAAATACTAATGCCACTTAAACCTGTGCTTCCTTGCAAAGTATCTAAATTAACAGTCGCATAAGAAGTTGTTAAAGTTGTTGCTGATGAATTGTAGTAAGAATAAGCAAGACTATTACCTTTTATTTCGCCTTGAACAAGAATATCAGCACCTGTTATCTGTAAGTCACCACCATCAATTAAAACACCACCTGAACCAGTAAATTCTGCAAAGTCTTTACATAAAAATTCATCTTCTATTACTGTCTTGTTTGTAAACTTTACATAATTACCAGTTTTACCTGTTGTAGTTCCATATGATTCAACTGTAGATAAAGTAACACCATCTATTTCTACTTCAGTAGTTTTTACTGGGTCATCTGCAATAGTAAAAGTACCTGTAGTTGCATTTGATTCTATGCCTAATCCATTTATAGAAGTTACAGAATAGTTATAGTTACTACCTTTAGGTATAAAAGATAAATCAGCAGAATTAGTATCTACTATCTTGCTTATAACTGCATTAGATGAACTATCAGTTACATCTACTCTAAATTCTTTTACTGGAAAGTCTGTAGGCTCTGTCCATGATAAGGTGGGTCTACTTATAGCTGATGCATCAGTATCAGTAAAAGTTACATTCTCAGGTGCTGCTAATGCACCTGCTGTTGGTAAATTAACTGGGTCTACTGTTGTTTCTTGTGTAGGTGTTTGCCAAGAATAAATATCATAATATTCTATGGCACTAACAGACACTAAACCATCAGGTTGTAATTCTAATGCTTCTACTCTAAATACATTATTACTATTAGTAGATGATAAATCTAAACCTGCATAAGTTATATCTATTATGTCACCTACATTTAATTTATACATTTCAGGCGTACCTAAAAACTGTATTGATATTTGTCTTCTACTTCTACCTAATATAGCTTTTGCCATATTACTAGCTATATAAGGGTCTGTTATAAATGGAAATTCTGCTTTGATCTCTAATATCTCACCATCATCAGAATAATAGTTAGGTGTCGCATTATGAAATTCTGTTACTGTATCTAATTCATATTTCTTATTAGCATTAAAAAACTCTACAATAACTTTATTAGCTTTTTTGTCTTTACTACCATAATCAATAGATATACCTGCATCAGCAATAATATGATCATCAGTAACACTAAATGTAGAACTACCAGTATCTTCTATTTGTAATTCATACTTACCATCTATATAAGTAAAAATACCTCGCATGTTTGCAAGTAATTCTTTTGCATTGTCCATGACATTCTTATTGGTATCTACAAGACCGTTACAATGAAATCTTTTTACTTGTGTAAATATAGAACCAGTTTCATCATCATAATCGCTACCTAAATCATCATCTATAATAATTTCATTAACCCTATCTTCATCATAAAATTCATCACTTCTAAATGAATTAATATTTTCTGCATCTACTATGACTGTACCACCTGAATCTTTTATGCTAATAACTTCGTCTACTTTATTTTGAAAAGCATTATCAAACGTGCTGATTTGTATTCTATTTGTGCCTGAAATACCACTCCAAGTCACGTTCTGATAACTGCTACCATAAAATGGTTGATTCTGTAATACGTCACATTTATCAGCAGCAGTTTCAAATGTAGACATATTAATATCTGCTGTTGCTAAACCTTTACCATATTCATCATTTTGTATGTAATCTAAAAAACATAAAGCAGCATTACTAGACCATGCAGTAGTTGTAGTTCTAGGGTCATAAACTTTTTTACCTTTAACTTGTACTGTAATTTGTGGAACACCTTTATACATGCCTTTTTTGTCATAATCAAACGAAGCTGCTATGTAGCAGATACCATTTAATTTGTGATTGCTTGTCCATTGACTAGGTATAGATGCTGTTAGCATAGGGTCTGCTGTTTGACTTGCTGCACCATGATGTAAATTAAAAACAAAAGAATATCTTAATGTAGGGTCTGTTCCTAAATTACCTGCACTAGAATATTGATTGTCACCTACCTGACTAGCTGTATTTAAAGAACCTGCACCTGAACCTATTTTATCTGACCCAACATAACCACCACCCTTGTATATTTTGCCATCTAAAATAGAATTACCATCTATCTCAATAGTTCTACCTAGTATTTCTTCACATTCACCTACAGCTAATGCATAAACAACAAATAAATCTTTAGACCTGTTTTGTGCTGTGTCCATATAAACTATTTGTGCACCTACCCTTCTAGTTCCATATATGACTGGTATCTTGCCACCTGCAGAAGTTTTGTTAGCCAAGATATCTTGACCCTTATTAAGCATGTCTCTAAGTTGTAGGTAGCCTTTAACACCTACACCTATAGTTGCTACAGTTGCAACAAATTTAATTGCACTAAATACTTTACTTGCTGTAAATGCTTTGTATGTTGTTTTAAAAAATGTAAGTAATGTTCCCAATGCCATTTAGCTACCCCATCTTACATCAGATTTAACCTCAGTAGCATACTCTAAACCTCTATCACCTGTATAAACTGATTGCTGTGATTCATCTGAATAATGTCTACCTTTTGTTAAATTCCAATTTGCCCAATGACTAGAAACAATCATATTGATATTTGAATTATCAATATTTTCTGTAATACTTACATTTTTAACTTTGCCTGTAAAATAATTTACAGCACCTACTAAATCTTCATTTACATCAAAATATGCTATATATACATTTACTTCTTTATCTGTAAATGCACCATCCCTAACTAAACTTCTTACTTGATCTGTCACATTAGAAAAAGATAGCCTTATTTCATTTACTTGCAATTGACCTGTTTCAGTTGTTGTGTCTACAGCTAAATAAGAACCACCTGCTTCATAAGTTTCTGAGTTATAAGTAACATCCCTATAAAAATCTGTAAGTCTTATGACTGTAGATAGATTTAATTCTACTAAAAAAGCTATCTTGGTTTGTTGTGCAGATACCTGTGTTTGTAATGCTGCTGATAGGCTTCTAGGCATTACTCAATAACCTCTCTTACATCAAATGATATTCTGTAAAAGCCACTAGCATCAGTTGTATATCTTATTTCGTCACTTGTTAGATATACTTTAAATGTAGGCTTGGTCATAGTTACAGCTTCATTATCAGCAAGATCAGCAACTAAATTAGGTAAGATATTAACTGTAGCAGCACCACCTGATGCAGTCACAGTATCTTGTACTAGATAAACTTTAGAATGTCCTGCAAATTGTATTATGTCACCTGCTTTTAAAACATTATTGTCATGTGAAAAACCATCCATAGTAATACTGCTATCACCTGCAGTTTGTGCACCATTAACTAGAATATCAGTTTCATTATGGCTAGTACCTTTATTATCTAAAGGTGCTGTAATATCAAAGTTTTCGTAGCCACCTTTTTGTTTTGCTAAAAATGCAAATATTTCATCTGCTTTAGTTTGTTCTACTGGTGGCATATTTACTGTGAAAGAAAAGTATTGTGCACCTATTTGTCTTGCTGATTTTTTACCTGATAAAGTTTGATTAATTAAAACTGGTCTATTATCTACAAAGTTTATAGATGCAAAGTTTGGTGTAGTTGGAAAAGTACCTGCCATTAGATTATCCCCATTTTGCCTTGTGTATTCATAGCATCATTAATTATTGTTGTTATTGTGCCTTTTCTTGATGTTAGTAACTGGTCAAAACCCTGTGCATCTACTGTAGATATATTAAAGTTTACTGTAGGACTTGCAGTTTGTACTTGTGTTGCAGCACCAGTATTAAGTGTATTGTAAGCACTTTCTGCTGCACTTATACCGCCTGTTCCACCTGTTTTGAATGAATCAGTGAAGCTAGTTATACTTCCTTGTACCATTCCTACTAGTTTTTTAACTATAAATATTTGTATAAGTTCATTGATAACTGCTTGTGCTACATTGGTAGCTAAGTTTTTAAAGTCTAAAAATTCTTTATTTGCAAAGTCAAAGAAGTCTGTAAATGCATTTGTTAGTTGTCCTTCTACGGTTTCTGCAAAAGTTTTTACTACAGTTACATTATCATCTAATACATCATTAAAACTTGTACTAAAATTATCTGCACTTTCTGCACCTGCAT